TTGAGTGGCGTACAAGCCATCAGTATTGTTGAGCATCCGGCTATTGAGTCGGATTTTATTACCTTGAGCAAAGAACAAGAGGTAAAACTTGCAGAGGTAGATAGCGAGAAGCGAATCCTAATGGGTCCAGCCCTTATTCCAAACAAAACTATTTACCGTCAGAACGGAGAAGAAGAATACTACATCTACTTCTCAAAAGATACGGTAAGAAAAGCCTCGGAGCTTTTCCTAACGAAAGGCAATCAAAACAAAAGCACCCTTGAGCATAACTTCGAGTTGGAAGGGTTGAGTGTTGTTGAGAGTTGGATTGTAGAAAGCGAAAAAGACAAGACACAAGCCTACGGCCTTTCCGTACCGGAAGGCACGTGGATGGTTAGTATGAAGGTCTACAACGATGACGTTTGGGAAAGCTATGTAAAAACAGGCAAGGTCAAAGGGTTTTCTATCGAAGGCTACTTTGCTGACAAGGTAAATATGTCCAAGCAAGTTGACCTCGAGCAAATGATTAGCGAAGTAGAACAGGAAGAAGAACTTCTCGAGGCAATCCGTGAGGAATTGCAGCGTGAGGAGCTTGAAAGTTATAGCGACTACGGAAGCGGAGTAAGAAACAATGCCAAACGAGGCATTGAACTAAACGAAAAGGTAAACAACAAGTGCGCCACGCAGGTTGGAAAAGTAAGAGCGCAGCAGTTAGCCAAAGGCGAGGCTATCACGGTTGCAACAATCAAGCGTATGCATTCGTATCTTTCTCGTGCGGAGGAATACTACGACGAGGGTGATTCAAAGGCTTGTGGTACTATCAGCTACTTATTGTGGGGAGGCAAAGCCGGTAAGCGTTGGGCAGAATCCAAGCTAAAGGAGTTGGGAGAAATCTGAAAATGAAACAAAACAGTTTAATATAGTTAGTTTATTAGTTATGAATGCGAAAGAAACAATTAGTAAGATTGCGAACCTACTCAACGTAGAGTTGGCTGAAGAAACTCAAGAGGTGGCTCTTGAGAGCGTTAAACTTGAAAACGGTACCGTTCTTCAGGCGGAGAAATTCGAAGCCGGTGAAGCCGTTTTTATTCAAACCGAAGATGAGAGCGTTGCTTTGCCTATTGGCGAGTACGAACTTGAGGACGGGCGTATGCTTGTTGTAGCAGAAGAAGGCGTTATCGCTGAACTTCGTGAAGCAGGTGAGGAGAAAGAAGTCGTTGAGGAAGAAATGGCTGAAGAAGAAGAAGTAAAAGAAGAAGAAATGGCTTACGCAACCAAAGAGGAATTAGGTGCTGCTATGGACGAACTCAAAGGAATGATTGAGGAAGTTAAGCAGATGATGAATCCTAAAGAGGAAGAAGAAGAAATGAGTGCAGAGGAGCAAGTGGTAGAAGAAGCTCAAGCGGTTGAAGAACCAAAAGAGGAACTATCTGCTCAAGAACCGGCTGCCAAACCTATCAAGGCAAACCCTGAAGCAAGTGTTCAGAAGGATATGATGAAGTTTGCGAACAATGGTCGCAAATCTACTCTTGACCGTGTACTTGGGAAAATTGCTCAACGATGAAAAAAGTAGAGAAGGTTTGGGCAGAACTTTCTGCTAACAAAGTTGAGTTAGGTGAGCTTCAAAAGGTTGAGCTTAACAAGATTCAGCAAATCAAAGCCCTTGCAAGTGAAGTAAGACAATTACCAAGTGCTTTAGATTTTGGCGGAGACCTTGACCGTGTTTCAGGAATTGTTCAGGAGCTACAAAGAGAAGTTAGACGTGCAGTTACTGATGCTCGTTCAATCGCAAAAGAGTTTGATGCAGTTTATTCTGACCTTGAAAAAGCTGCAAAAGACCTTGGAATGAGCGAAAGCGAGTTTGGAGTTAATAACGAAATTCAAGAAATTGAGCAAATGCTTGGCTTTGAACTTGAAATGTATGAGGAGATTGAAAAAGAGCTTCCCGCTCTTATAAAAGCAATAAACAGACTTGTTGTTTAAAAAATTAAAACGATAAAAATTAAATAAACGAAAGATGGCTACAACTGTATCTATTACTACAACTTACGCTGGCGAATTTGCAGGTAAGTACGTGTCAGCAGCACTTTTGTCTGCCGATACAATCGAAGGCGGTGGTATCACCGTAAAACCGAATGTAAAGTACAAAGAGGTAATGAAGAAACTTGCAACGGATGCAATCGTAAAAGATGCAACGTGTGATTTCGCTGACACTTCTACTGTTACTTTGACTGAAAGAATCCTTCAACCAGAAGAATTCCAAGTAAACTTGGAATTGTGTAAGAAGGACTTCCGTTCTGATTGGGAGGCAATCCAAATGGGTTACTCTGCATTTGACAACTTGCCACCGGCATTCTCTGACTACATCCTTGGCCACGTTGCTGCAAAGGTTGCAGAGAAAATGGAAACAAACATTTGGCAAGGTACTAACGCTACTGCAGGTGAGTTCGATGGTTTCGAAACTTTGTGGGAAGCTGACTCTGACGTAGTAGACGTAACAGGTACAACTGTTACTGCTGCAAACGTTATTACTGAAATGGGTAAAGTAGTTGATGCTATTCCTACTGCTATCTACGGTAAAGAGGACTTGTACTTGTACGTATCTTCTAATGTTGCTCGTGCTTACGTTCGTGCGCTTGGTGGATTCGGTGCTTCAGGTTTGGGTGCGAATGGTTTGAACAATCAAGGTACTACTTGGTACAATGGCGGTGATTTAGCTTTTGACGGTGTGCGTATCTTTGTTGCTCCGGGTCTTGCTGACGATACAATGGCAGCAGCTCAAAAATCAAACTTGTTCTTCGGTACAGGTTTGTTGGCTGACCACAACGAGGTGAAGCTAATTGATATGGCTGACCTTGACGGTTCACAAAACGTTCGTGTTGTAATGCGCTTTACTGCTGGTATCCAATACGGTATCGGTTCTGAAATCGTACTTTACAATTAATAGTTGATTTAAACTAACCAAGGGGGCAGGTAGGCAAACGCCTGTCTGCCCTTTTTTAATACTTATAATATGGCTTGTGATTTAACAAAAGGACGTGTTCTTCCTTGTCGTGATTCAGTGGGTGGTATCAAGGATGTTTACTTTGTAGACTACGGAGACTTGGGTACTATCACGCTGACGAGTGATGAAGTGACGGATATGAGTGGTACGTTCAGTGCGTACCAATACAAACTAAAGGGCAACAGCTCTTTGGAGCAGAACGTAAACGCTTCTCGTGAAAACGGAACAGTTTTCTACGAGCAAGTTTTGAACTTGACTTTACCGAAGTTGAGCAAAGAGGATAATAAAGAGTTAAAACTTTTGGCTTATGGCCGTCCTCATATCGTTGTTGTTGACTATAATGGCAACGCCTTTTTGATGGGGCGTGAGCACGGTGCTGATGTAACAGGTGGAACAGTTGTTTCAGGTGCAGCGATGGGGGACTTGAGTGGTTACACCCTATCCTTTTCTGCACAAGAATTGGCTCCTGCTAACTTCATCGACTCACCGGTTGACGGAGACCCATTTGACGGGATGAGTTCTGCAACGGCAACTATTGTAGCCGGTACTGATTTCTAAACGAATGTTAGGTAATTAAGAGGGGAGGGCTACGGCTCTCCCTTTTTTTTGCAAAAAACTTTAGTGATTCGTTATTTAGGTATGCACATAGTAAGTACCACCAACAAGCAGATAAAGTTTGTTCCACGCAAAGTGGAAACCGGCTCAATATCTTTAAAGATTACGGACGAGCAAACAAACAAGTCTACAACGGCTTCGGTTACCGCCACGGAAAGCGGTAACTTTGTGGCAGTTACGCCAACCTATACGTTCAAAGAGGGCAGATTTTACTATATTGTGCTTACCGGAACGGTTGAGTTGTATCGTGGGAAGGTGTTTTGCACCGACCAAACGGATTACGATAAATATGACGTGAACAAAAACGTTTACGAAGAACACGAGAAGGCTAACGCCAACGAATACATTGTTATATGAAGCTACACGCTATAAACCTTGCGAGCTACACGAAGCCTCAAATCATTGAGCAGAAGAACCGTGATTGGGTAGAATATGGTGCCGACAACAACTACTATCAGTATTTGATAGACCGCTACAACGGCAGCCCTACGAATAACGCGATTATTAACGCCATTAGCGACCTTATTCACGGAAAAGGTATAGATGCTACGGATAGCAGTAAAAAGCCCGAAGAATACGCTAAAATGCGTTCTTTGATTCACGATGATTGTCTGCAAAAGGTAATTGGTGATTTGAAGTTGATGGGTCAAGCAGCATTCCAAGTTATCTACACGAAGCAAGGCCGTCAGGTAGCGCAGGTAGAGCATATGCCTATTCAGACACTACGAGCTGAAAAGATGGGTGAGGAAGGTGAGATTGAAGGCTACTACTATTGTGCCGATTGGTCAAAGCTAAAACCAAACGAAAAGCCGGAACGCTATGCAGCGTTCGGTACTTCTAACGAGGCCATTGAGATTCTTGTAATCCGACCATACAAAGCAGGATTCTATTACTACTCACCGGTAGATTACCAAGGTGGTATTCCGTATGCAGAGTTAGAGGAGGAAGTAGCAAACTACCATATCAACAATATCAAGAACGGCTTGTCGCCTTCTATGATGATTAACTTCAACAACGGTGTACCGGATGAGGAAGAACGTATGGAGATTGAGCGCAAGATTCGTGATAAGTTTTCCGGCAGCTCGAATGCCGGTAACTTCATTCTTGCCTTCAACGAAAGCAAAGAGTTAGCAGCTACGATTGATGCCGTGCCTCTTTCAGATGCACCGGCTCAATACGAGTTCTTGTCGGGTGAGGCAATGCAAAAGCTGATGGTAGCACACCGTGTTACCTCGCCTATGTTGTTGGGTATCAAGGACAACACCGGATTAGGAAACAATGCCGAAGAAATAGAAACGGCTACGTTGTTGTTTGACAATACCGTAATCCGTCCATTCCAAAATATGGTTATCAAGGCGTTAGAGCAAATCCTTGCAGTCAACGGCATCAGCCTTGACTTGTACTTCAAGACTTTGCAGCCATTGGAGTTCACGGATAGAAGCGCAGCGGTTACCAAAGAGGAAACGGAAAAGGAAACAGGAGAAAAGCTATCAGCTCAAGGTTGCGGTTGCAAGGAAGAGCTGAAAGACAAGGACGACCCTTGTTGGGAGGGCTACGTTATGGTAGGCCACAAGATGAAGGACGGTAAAAAAGTACCTAATTGCGTACCGGAAGATAGCCTGTCGGCAACGGCAGATGCCTTGTTGGAAATGGGCGAGGATGAGGACTTGGAAAATTGGGAGCTTGTTGACGAAAGAGACGTTGACTACGAACAAGAAGAAGCCCTTGACAAGATGATTGGCCTTGCAAGTACAGGTACTGCCCGTCCAAACGCTTCAAGCGAACAGGACGGTGAAAATGCAGCCGGTGAGAAGTTCCGTGTTCGTTACCAATACTCACCACTCAAGGCAGGAGCCAATTCAAGAGACTTCTGCAAGAAAATGGTAGCAGCCAAGAAGCTATACCGCAAGGAAGATATTATCGCTATGGAGCAAAGAGCGGTAAATGCAGGGTTTGGTCCACAAGGAAGTGATACGTATTCTATTTGGTTGTACAAAGGTGGTGCAAGATGCCACCACAAATGGGTACGCAAGACTTATATGTGGAAGGAAGGTATCAAGCCGGACGTTAAAAGCCCGAATGCTGAAACAATCAGCACAACGAAGGCACGAGGCAAGGGCTTTAGAGCACCGGCCAACCCAAACAAGGTAAGCATTGCTCCAAACAAGATGAAAAACAAGGGCTTCATCAACCCACCAAGTGATAAAGACAAACAAGGAGGAATCTAATGGCTACTGCATTATTCATAAAGCGAAGCGACCTTGTCCGTAACACGTTCCTTTCAGGGAACGTAGATACTGATAAGTTCATTCAATTCATAAAAATAGCACAAGAGGTACACGTTCAGCAGTATCTTGGTTCAAAGTTATTCGACAAGATATCGCAAGATATTATTGACGATAACTTGACCGGAAACTACGAGACTTTGGTAAACGACTACGTGCAACCAATGCTTATCCATTGGGCTATGACCGAATACTTGCCGTTTGCAGCGTTTACTGCTTCCAACGGGGGGATATATAAGCGCACGGTAGAAAATGGCGAGAATGCCTCGAGAGAGGACTTGTCGTTCCTTATAGAGAAGGAACGCAACCTTGCTGAATACTACACAAGAAGGTTTATTGATTATATGGCTTTTAATAATAACTTGTATCCGGAATACAACACGAATACAAATGACGACATTCACCCACTAAAAGACAGTACATTTAACGGATGGGTGCTATAACAACATACAAGCCAAAACAAAAGAACATCAAGAAGCTGCAAAGTTACTTGTTAAAGAAAACAAAGAAGAATGGCACAAGGTAACGGATACGGAGCAATATATGGAAGCACTTGGTGGGGTTCACAAAACAACATCAACTTCAACGAGATTAGTTTCTACATCTACGCTGTAGACCAACTCAAGACACGAGCTTTGGCTGATGGTGCGGTGATGGAAGCCTTTGGTTGTGCTGCGGAGGTTATCCGCACTATGCCTGACAAGGATAGTCCAGAGGAGTTGTTTGTAGCTTATGATACGAGAGTAGTAGCGGCAGGTGGTTCTACGGAAGCAAGATTATGTACTATTAACGCAATAGATGAATTACGATGAGTTTATATAAGGATGCAAGTTTAGTAATGATTCCTACCGCCTATAAGGATGGGAAGTTGTATAGCATACGCCCTGTTCCTGAATATGGAGCAGAGTTAGTTACTAATGGAGGTTTTGACAACACTAATGATTGGACTATTGCAGGTTCAAATGTCGCTATTAGTGGAGGTAAAGCAAATTTCACTAATGCGGTTACAAATACTGAATTTTTGCAACAAGCTATAATTGCTCCAACAGGTGTGCAATACAGGATTCAATTTGAGGTTTCTAATTTAGCAGCAGGTGATAGTATAAAAGTTCGTTTCCCCTTCCAAGACACGACTATTAATAGCAATGGTCTTCACACCTTGTATGGTGTTGGAACTCACGCTGATTTTTTGAGAATAACACCTAATTCTTCTACAGGCACATTTAGTATTGACAATGTATCGGTTAAAGAGGTGAGCAACATTGGGGATTTCACCTTTAGTAGGGGTTCAAATCTTGCTGCTACAAGGGTAGATGTTAATGGTCTTATTGAGAAGGGTAGAGAGAATCTCTTTACACAATCAAACAATTTTAGCCATTCGGATTGGAATGTTAAAGCAGGTACATTTACTCAAGGTGTTGCAGACCCTGATGGAGGTAGCAATGCTTGGTCTTGGACTGCACTAAATACTGACCCTTATTTGTATCAAAGTGGTAAGTCCTTAAATGGTGTTGGAACACTATCAATTTGGGTTAAAGGTGTTGGTTCTACGATTGGAAAAAACTTTGAATTAAGAAATGCTTCACCACCATATAAAAATGTCGTACTCACGGGAGAGTGGCAACGAGTAGAACACTTTAACAATACTGCAAGTGGCACTTCAGTTGGTTTTGAATATGGTAATCCTGCGGTTGCAGGAGATGTTGTACACATTTATCAGGCACAATACGAGCAAGGCTTGGTTGCTACTGACTACATTGAGACAGGAGCATCTACTGCACAAGCAGGTATATTAGAGGACTTACCGAGATTAGATTATAGTGGTGGTGCTTCGTGTCCTGCTCTTTTACTTGAGCCTCAAAGAACGAATGTGATTGAATCAAGTGAGTATTTTGATGGCTCTTTATGGAGTGCTACTAACATCACTATAACAAACAATGATACTACATCTCCAGAGGGGATTGATAACGCATCTAAAATAGTTCTTGATAGTGGCTCAAGTTCAAGTTGTGAATTGAGAGCACAAAACAATAAATCAGTAACTCTTGGAAATGATTACACATTTTCAGTATTCGCAAAAGCAGATGAGTTTGACAAGATTGAGTTAGACTTTTCTAATAGTAGAATGGATGATGCGTATGTAGTAGCTGACCTTACAGAAGGCACGATTATATCAAGAGGTGCTGACAATACATCCGATAGCATTGAAGATTACGGAGATGGTTGGTATAGAATTACATTGACAGGAACTGCTATCGCAACAGGAACAACTGCCTTAATCTTTAGATTAGGTGCAAATCCAACAGGAGATGGTTCATCAGGATTCCATATCTACGGAGCGCAGTTTGAAGAAGGAAGTTACCCTACAAGTTACATACCTACATATGGTTCTGCGGTTACGAGGTCGGTTGATGGAACAAACTCTTTAGCAGTTACTACCGACATCAACCAACAAGATACCTCTTGGACTATCTTCTATGAATTTGAAGAAGATTATGGTATCTATCAAGATTCAATAAGAGTAATAAACGATGGCTCAAACAAATTAAATGTTTACACTCGTAATACCGATGGATTTAGATTTTACTATAGAGGATTAAGCAAGTACATAACAGGTTCTACGGGTACAAAAATTCTTGCGAGATACGATGGCTCAACATTAAGTGAGTTTCACGATGGAGCAGAGGTGAGTTATACAGCTTCTCAATCTGGAGGCTCTTCGTATCCTTTTGAAATAAAATTAACCCCTTCTCACATTGTGGGTATTAAACAAATAGTTTTATTCCCTACGGCATTAACTGATAGCGAGTGTATCGCATTAACAACTTTGTAAGATATGAGTTCAATTTACGATAAATCAAGTTTGGTACTTATACCAAGTGGAACAAAGGCAGGTAAGGTCTACTCGCAG